CCTCAATGCGGTTTACCCCATAGGGCATTAGTTATGGGGGCTGGTGATAATTATTTCGCAATGTATAACCCAGAACTGGTTGAAGTTTCTGAAGAAAAGGTTCATTTGGAAGAGGGTTGTTTGTCATTTCCCTTTTTGTTTTTGAGTATAACCAGACCTAAGAGTTTGGTTGTTAAATTCCAAAATGAGGTTGGAGATTATGTAAATTTGAAATTGGACGGCATTTCTGCAAGGGTAGTCTTGCATGAATTGGATCATTTAAACGGTGTAACTTTTGATATGGTCGCAAAACCTCTTGCGCTAAAGATGGCGAAAAGGGGTAGAGAAAAGAAAATCAAAAGTTTTGCGAAAGAGTTAGTTGGGTCTAGGAGATTTTAATTGAAAACCCCTGCAGATATTATTATTGAATTGGAATCTGACAATAGCAGATTATTTAAAGAGTCTGTTATTATTAGAGAAATGGCTGCTGATAACGTTGAATTTTTTAACGGCGTTAAATACGCTTGCGATAGGTTAATCACATTTGGAGTAAATGAAAAAACTATTCCATATAAAGATGAATCAGAGGTAGATGTAGATCATATAAAGTTTTCAGAATTTGAACTTTATATAGAAAAACTAATTAAAAGAGAAATTACTGGAAATGCTGCAAAAGATCTTTTATTAGAGATTTGTAATAAAACTTCTCATCATACTTGGAATAATTGGTATCGTAGGATCTTGTTGAAAGATTTGAAATGTGGCGTTTCGGAAACCACTATCAATAATTGTGCGAAAAAGGTTAAGGTCGAAAAGTATAAAGTTCCTGTATTTTCTTGTCAACTAGCGTTTGATTCAAAACAGCACGATTCAAAACTTTTCGGTAAAAAAATCATAGAATGTAAATTGGACGGTTCTAGAGTATTAACTCTAGTCTATCCTGACGGAAGGGTACAACAATTTTCAAGGAACGGAAAAGAAATATTAAATTTTAATTTGATAAAAGATCAATTTTCTTTGGTTGCAAAAACTGTTAGTGAACCTATGGTTTTTGATGGAGAAATTATGTCTTCTTCTTTTCAAGATTTGATGACGCAATTCTATAGAAAAGAAAACGTAAATACTTCTGACGCCAATCTTTATATTTTCGATATGATCCCGTTATCTGATTTTATATTTGGCGTTCGTTTGGAGAAACAAATATACAGAACGGAAAATTTACATAAATGGTATGATACTAACAGAACTTTACTTTCTAACGTAAAGGTATTACAATATGAAATTGTAGACTTAGATACAGAAATTGGAAAGACCCATTTTGAAGAAATCAATAGGAAGGCGATTGAAGAAGGTTATGAGGGTATAATGATCAAAGACCCCCAAGCTCCGTATGAATGTAAGAGGTCTACCGCTTGGTTAAAACTTAAACCTGTAATGACAGTAGACTTAGAAGTTATAGGGTTGGAAGAAGGGAAAGATAAATATGAAGGAATGTTGGGAGCATTAATCTGTAGAGGGTTTGACGGAAATAAAGAGATATTTGTGAATGTTGGGTCTGGGTTGACAGACGAAGAAAGAATCCAATATTGGAGCAATAAAACTCAAATCATCGGCAAAATTGCAGAAATTAAATGTGATGCAATAACTCAAAATCAAGAAGGAACTTATTCTTTAAGGTTTCCTAGGTTTGTAAGGTTGCGTGGGTTTTTGGTTGGTGAAAAAATTTAATAATAATGAGGTAAATTATGGAAATTAAAATTTCTAGAGAAGAATTATCAAAAAAGAAATTGTTCGTTGCTATGCCAATGTATGGCGGTATGTGTTGTGGTATGACAGCAAAATCTATGCTCGATTTGCAAGCGTTAATGGGTAATTATGGGGTAGAAGTCAAATTCAGTTTTCTATTTAATGAATCCCTTATTCAAAGGGCAAGAAATTATCTAACAGACGAATTTTATAATCGTTCTGATTGTACGCACCTCATGTTCATCGATGCTGATGTTGCGTTTAACCCTCAAGATATTGTAGCAATGCTTGCTTTAGATAAGGAAATTATTGGTGGTCCGTATCCAAAAAAGAGTATTGAATGGGGTCAACTACACAAAGCGATTAAAAAGAATCCAAACCTTCCTGTAGAAGAATATTCTAAGTTGACGGGTTCAATGGTATTTAATCCAGCAAAAGGTACTAATAAATTTTCTATTACAGAACCTTTATCGGTTTTAGAAACTGGAACAGGCTTTATGATGATTTCTAGAGAAGCTTTAAAGAAATTTGAAGACGCTTATCCGCAGCAAAAGTATCGTCCGGATCATGTGGGTCAAGCAAATTTTGATGGTTCTAGAGAAATTACTGCATTTTTCGATTGTCATATCGACGAAGATACTAAGAGATATTTGTCCGAAGATTATTATTTCTGTCAGCAATGTCGGAAAATTGGTATTGAAGTTTGGTTATGTCCTTGGATGAGTTTGTCTCATGTTGGAAGTTACATCTTCACTGGCAATCTCCCAGCCATTGCTCAAAATTTGGGCGAATTGTAATTTACTTTATTTGATATTAGTGGTATAATGGATAAAGAATACAATCATTATTATAAAAAAGTTCCATACGAATATATTGACGTTTATAGGGTTTTGGAACTTTTTGAAGTCGTCGATCCAGCAATTCAGCATGCTGTAAAGAAATTGTTGGTTGCTGGAAATCGAGGTCATAAAGATCTCCAAAAAGATGTTAAAGAAGCAATTGTTTCTTTAAACAGAAGAATAGAAATGTGGGAGGAAGAAACAGAAATTTCGTCAGTAGTATCTACAAGTGCTTACAAAAGCGTTGGTCGTTGAAATTTAAATTATGTATAGAGGTAAAAAATGAAATTATCTAATGAAACTTTAACTGTATTGAAGAACTTTTCGTCTATCAATACTGGTATTTTCTTTAAACAAGGAAGTATACTTTCTACGGTATCCCCGCAGAAAAATATTCTAGCTGATGCTCAAATATCAGAAACCATTCCTCAAGATTTTGGAATTTACGATTTGAATAACTTTCTTTCGGTTATTTCTCTTTTCAAAGATGGAGCGGAATTAGAATTTGATGATAAACATGTTGTTGTAAAGGGTGTTGGTGGTCGTTCTAAGGTCAAGTATCGCTTTACTGATCCTTCTATGATTGTTGTAGCTCCAGACAAAAGACCCAACTTGCCTTCGGTGGACGTTGAGTTTTCGTTTTCGGAAGAGGATTTTAATTGGATTCTTCGTTCTGCTAACGTCCTTGGTTCCCCTCATGTCGCTGTGGTTAGCGATGGAACTGTAGTGAGTTTGCTTACTTTTGATGCAAACGACGATTCTGCATCAACACAAAACTTAGAACTTAATGGCGTTGATTCTGGCGGCAAAAGTTTTAAGCTGATTTTTAAGACTGAAAACCTTAAAATGATGCCTGGAAACTACAACGTAGAAATTTCATCAAAGGGTATTGCGAAATTTAACGATCCTAATAAGGGTTTGGTATATTTTGTAACTTTGGAAACTTCTTCTTCTTACAATTAATTCGAGGGTATTATATTATGAGTACAACTATTGTTTCTGCTTTTGGGACATTTACTGAATCCGAATTAGATACTTTAAAGAAAGGTTTGCGCGAAATGAGCGACGTGATGACGATGCAAGAAGCACAAAGAGATACTATGAAGGAATTGATTAATCATCTTTATGAAGAATTGAAGATTCCAAAGAAGTTGATCCGCAAAATGGCAACAACGTATCATAAGAGAAATTACAGCGAAGTTATCGCAGAACAAGAAGAATTTGAAGCGTTATACGAAGGTATTGTGAAGAAAGTAGAAGATTTGGTTTAATCTTTTTTGAGAGTGAAATTTATATGATGAGTAACGAACAGTTTTTGTTTGTAGAAAAGTATCGCCCAACTAACATTGACGATTGTATTCTTCCTGATGGTATTAAGAAAACTTTCCAAACTTATGTGGATCGTAAAGAAATCCCCAACCTATTGTTGGTTGGGGGTGCTGGGACGGGTAAAACTACAGTAGCAAAAGCGTTGTGCAATGAAGTTGGTTGTGATTATTTGTTCATTAACGCTTCTGATGAAAATGGTATTGACACTCTTAGAAATAAGATATCCAATTACGCTTCTTCAGTTTCTCTTTCTGGTGGGCGTAAGGTAGTAATCTTAGACGAGTTTGATGCTGCAACAAATAACTTTCAATCTGCATTTAGAAATTTTTTAGAGACTTTTTCTAAGAATTGTACTTTTATTTTAACTTGTAATTACGCAAATAAGATTATCCAACCCATCCACTCAAGATGTGCTGTTGTTAATTTTGTAATCAATAAAACAGAAAAGAAAAAGTTAATTACACAATTCTTTAAACGTGTTTGTGAAATTTTAGATAACGAAAATGTTGCATACGATAAAGAATCTGTTGCTTCTTTTATCACAAAATGGTATCCTGATAACAGAAGGGTATTAAACGAACTACAAAGATATTCCGTAAATGGACAAATCGACGCGGGGATATTATCTCAAGTCGGAGAAATTCAACTAAAAGACCTAATTAAAAGTCTTAAAGAAAAGGATTTCGGTAAAGTTAGAGAATGGGTAGTCAATAACGTACATAACGATCCAGTTTCAATCTATAGAAAAATATATGATGGTATGTATGATTTTCTAAAGCCTCAATCCATCCCCCAAATGGTTTTGGTTATTGCGAAATATCAATATCAATCCGGTTTTTGTAGCGATCAAGAAATTAACCTTCTTGCGTTTATGGTAGAAGTTATGATGGAATGCGAGTTCATCTGAGATTTTTATTTCTTATGAACTTAGAAGATGGAATATAAATACTCATGCTGAGTCTCCTATGTTAAAGTTTAAGATTTAGAGTAGGTGGATACTGGTTATATCGCGACCTACATTTATTTATTTATTTATATATAATGAGAAAATAAAATGCAAAATAAAGATCTATTCAAAGAAATAATTCCTTCAATTCTTGAAAGTAAAGAATACCAATTGACAAATGAAGAAGACGAAAAGGTTTATTCGGGATTTATGGTGAATAAATCCCTTTCGGCGCATATAGACACAATTCTTTATGCTAACGAAATGAATAGGAGACATTTTTTAGATAAAAAGTTGCAATACGATTATCTATTTCATTCTATAAGAAAATATAAGAGGAAATATCAGAAATGGATGAAGTATAACGAGTCCAAAGATATACAATTAATTAAAGAGTATTATTCTTATTCTACCAAACAAGCAGAACAAGTTTTTCCGCTATTATCTAAATCTGATTTGGAGTATATTACAGAAAAGTTGGATAAAGGCGGAAGGTTCAAAAATAATAAATAATTCTACATATATCAATTTTGGAGAATTATTTTATGTCTATGGAATTATTTAAAGGGTATGGAGTTCCTGTAAAGTTATCTGATGAAGAATCTTTTCTAAAAGTTCGAGAAACTCTAACTAGAATAGGTATTGCATCAAGAAAAGAAAAAACTTTGTGGCAAAGTTGTCACATTTTACATAAACAGGGGTTTTATCATATTCTCCATTTTAAAGAACTTTTTATGTTGGATGGAAGAACTTCAGACATTTCTGAAACGGATATAGCTAGAAGGAATACTATAACTTTATTACTCCAAGATTGGGATTTAGTAAAAGTTATTGGTAACAGCATTATAGGCGATAAAGTTTTAGATATGAGCCAAATAAAAGTTTTGTCGCATAAAGAGAAATTTGATTGGAAGTTAGAACATAAATATTCTATAGGTTCTAGAAAAGTTAATTAGGTTATATAAATAAAAATGTTCGGGGCTTAAAGCGAATTAAAATAAAAGAAAGCGTATAATGTAACCGATCCATACGAAAAAGGGATGCTGGCGGCGGAACCAGCAATTGCTTTGCCTTCGGGGAAGCAAATTTTATTAACTCTTGCTTTTTTAAAAGGAGAAAACTATGACTTACGCATATGGTAAAAATATTCTTCCGATGACCGTTGGATTTGATCGGTTATTTTCAACAATGGAAGAAATGGACAAGCTTTTTGGTAACACAAAAGCGCCCTCTTATCCCCCTTATTCTATCCTAAAACTAGACGAATACAACTACGAAATACAAATTGCTGTAGCTGGTTTTTCTGCTGATGATATTGGGGTGGAAACTTCTCAAAATAAACTTATTGTTTTTGGTGTCGCTAAAAAACCAGAAGTAGAACCAGTATATTTACATCATGGTCTAGCAAATAGAGACTTCAAGCACGTTTATACATTAAGCGATTTGTCTGTTGTTCGTTCGGCAGATATTGTTAATGGAATTTTGAAGATTCAAATTGAAAATGTAATTCCAGAAGAAAAGAAACCAAAAAAAATTCCAATTGGATGTGACAAAACCCTTTTGATAGAAAAATCTAAATGATATTAAAGGGGGTTTTTAACCCCCTTTACTTTTTCTGATATTTTTATTATAATATATTTTTTGGAGGGTTTTATGTCGAAAATGAAAAGAAATCCAGCGCCTTTGGTAAAGGTGAAAAGTAAGATAAATTCCGACTTGTATTATACTTCTAAAGATTTTCCAGAAAAGGTTATTGATGGAAAGGTTTTTATTGGGGTGAAAAAATTACCTTCGGATAAAACTTTGCATTATATGCTGAAAGAAATGATGTCTAAAATTTCAAATGAGTGAGGTTAAAATGTCAAAATGTAAGTATTTGTATGTACGCAACGATTGGAAAAAGAGGGATATAACTATTGTTTCCGATTTGGTTGATAAAGAAGATAAAACTTTCGTTAGGTGCGGTTGGGCATTTAGGTGTAATCACGATAAATTCATCAAGAGCGAAGGAAGAAAAATTGCTTATGATAGGATGGAATGTTTAGACTCTGATTATAGCGCAGAATTTGAAATAGCAAAAGACGATATTGCTTTCTATAAAATCGCTTCTGAAGTTCTTTCAATTATTGCAAATAAAGAATCAACACCAAAAAAGTATATCCAAGATATTGCGGAAGATTTGCAATATTTTATTCATTGCGCTAACGGTCTTAACCCTAAGAATAGGTGGGATAACTTCTTTGATGAAAGATAAGTTTATTAAATATTATATGGATGTAGCTAAAAGAACCGCTTTATTGTCTTATGCTGAAAAATTAAAAGTTGGTTCCATAATAGTTAAAGAAGACAGAATTATTTCTATTGGATATAATGGAACTCCTTCTGGGTTTGATAATGTTGCGGAATATGTACTAGAAGACGGTTCTTTAAAAACAAAAGACGAAACAATTCATGCTGAGATGAATGCCATATCTAAATTGGCAAAAAGTTCTGAATCTGGGTTTGGTGCTGTTATGTTTATAACACATTCTCCTTGTATTCAATGTTCAAAGGGTATATATTCTTCTGGCATAAAAGAAGTATATTATTCTCAAGAATATAGAGATCCTTCCGGTCTAAAGTTTTTAGAAAAATGTGGAATTAAAGTAGAACGGGTGTTATGATGGAAGAAAAATATAGTGTTGGTTTTGAAAAATTGAACCTTAAACCGGAAGATATCCTTATTATTAAGGTTGATACTATTGGTTTGAGTGAAGAAGAGTCTTTGAGTAGATTGTCATCAGTCCGAAACGATGGGTTTGTTAAATATATACAGGATAAAGGTAATGCTGTATTGGTTGCTTATAGCGGTTTGAATTTTGAAGTTCTGAGAAAATCAGAAAATGATAAAGTATTAGTATATGCTGAAATTGCTGATGTATCAGAAGAATCTGAAAAGTATTTGGATTACATTAAGTTTAAATTAAAAGGAGATTTGGGGGATAAGGTAGTAGTAATACCAACAAAAAAAGAAGTCCCTTTGTCCGTAAAAATTTCTAAGGAGTAAATTATGAGTAATATACGGTCTGTAAGGTTGGTTACTGGAGAAGATATTGTTTGCGATTTTATCGTTAATGGTGAAACTGCTCTACTAAAAAATCCAGTACAATTGATGGCGATACCTTCAAGGAGCGGAGGACAACCTAGTTTCGGGTTTATGCCATTCCCATTGATGAGCAACGATAAAGAGGTTTCTGTGAAACTTTCTCATGTAGTTTTTACTTGCGATATAGCAGAAGACTTTTTAAATCAATATAATTCAGTTTTTGGTTCTGGTATTGTTGTTCCACCAAAAGATATTATTTTAAATTGATTATGGATTTCTATTTAAACGCAAAGGTATTTGGTGATAATATTCTTTATAGAGGAATAAAGAATGGTAAACCAATCCAAATGAAGATTCCTTACAAACCTTCGTTATATGTACCAACTTCTGAAAATTCTCCATACCATACTTTGTATGGAGAAAACTTAAAGAAAATCAATTTTCCTTCTATAAAAAAGTCTAAAGAATTCATTAAAGAATACGAAAATGTCGAGAATTTTAAGGTTTATGGTAATACCAAATATGAATATTGTTTGATATCTGACTTATTCCCAAACGACGTTGAATGGGACTTCTCGAAAGTAAGGATAGCAATGTTCGATATTGAAGTTAATTCTGATCCAGATGCTGGCGGTTTTGCTTCTCCTCAAGATCCGTTTCAACCTATAATTTCTATTGCTTTTAAGTTCTTTGGCGAAGAAAAGTTTTATCTATTGGGTTACGACGAATTTAATGCTCCTGATAATGTTGTATATATCAAATGTAAAGACGAATGGACCTTGTTAAAGAAGTTTATTGAAATTTGGACAATAAACCATCCAAACTTAGTTTCTGGTTGGAATAGTAATGGATTTGACATTCCTTACATGATTAACAGAATGTATAAAATTCTTGGAGAACCAGAAACAAGAAAATTATCGCCTTGGGGGTTTATTAACGAAAAGCGGTCCAAAAAGTTCAATACTAAATTTAATGGTTATGAAGAAGAAGTAACATACACTATTGCTGGGGTTTCTTCTATAGATTATTTAGAATTGTATAAAAAGTTCCAACCAGGCGGAAATTCAAGGGAATCTTATCGTTTGGATTTTATAGCAGAAACCGAAATTGGCGAAAACAAGTTGGAATATGATGGTTCGCTTCATAAACTTTATGTTGAAGACAAACAAAAGTTTTACGAGTACAATATACAAGACGTAAACCTTATAGAACTCCTTGATAAAAAGTGTAAGTTATTTGAAATGGGATTAACTTTATCTTACGATTCTAAGACGAATCCAGAAGACATTTTCACTCAAACTAGAATGTGGGATGCTCTAGTTTACGATTATCTAAAGAAAAAGGGTATTCAAGTCCCTCAAATGGAAGCGAAAGACTATGAACCGTATGAAGGAGCTTATGTAAAACCTCCCCTTACAGGTATACATAAATGGGTGGTTTCTTTGGATGCTACTTCTCTATATCCTTCAATTATTATGGGTAAGAACGTTTCTCCAGAAACTCTAGTAGAACCACAAGATTACACTGAAAATATGAGGAATATTATTTCAAAAGGTGTAAATGTTGATTCTATCCTTTCTGAATCTATCAATTTGGAAAAATTAAAAGAAGATAATGTAACTATAACCCCTAACGGTCAGTTCTTTAGGACAGACCAGAAAGGTTTTCTTCCTGAGATGGTTGAAAAAATGTTTGCTGCTAGGCAAAGTTATAAAAAGAAAATGTTGTCTGCTCAAAAAGAATATGAGGAAGTTTCTTCTTTGTATAAGAAAACCCCTACAGAAGAATTAAAACGGAAACTTGAACAACTTTCTTACGAATCTTCTAGATATGATAATCTCCAAAATTCAAAAAAACTTTGTTTGAATAGTTTATATGGATGTTTGGGGACTAAGTATTTCAGGTTGTTTGATGTAAGGATGGCTGAGGGTATCACCCTTGAGGGTCAGTTATCTAACCGTTGGGTTGCAAATCGTACAAATCTATACCTTAATTCTTTGTTGAAATCAAATAAGGATTATTGTATATACATGGATACTGATTCTATCTTAATTTCTCTTGAGAAGTTAGTTGAAAAGGTTTGTCCGAGTAATTATTCTAATAAAGAAATAGTAGAATTCCTTAATAAGTCGATTACAAAAAAGATTCAACCAGAAGTGGACCTTTTTTGCTCGAATTTGGGAGAATATGTCAATTCTTTTAGAAATTCCATTTCTTATAAACTAGAGAAAATTTGTTCTTCTGGGGTGTTTGTCGCCAAAAAGCGATATGCGCTGAACGTATATTCTAACGAAGGTGTGGTGTATTCTGAGCCAAAAATTAAAGTTACTGGGTTGGAAATAGTCAAATCTTCTACTCCTTCTATAGTAAGGTCCGTCCTAAAAGAATGCGTAAAGATAATTCTAGATAATGATGAAGAAACATTACAAAAACGAATAGAACTATTTCGATCTGATTTTAATAGGTTGCTTGTTGAAGACATTTCTTTTCCTAGAGGAGTTAATGGTCTGCACAAATATACAGACTCTACTACCATTTATAAAAAAGGTACTCCAATACACGTAAGAGGTTCTATATTATTCAATAAACTCTTGGGGGATAAAAACCTAGACTCTGAATATGAATATATAAAAGACGGCGACAAAATTAAATTTTGTTATTTGAAGACTCCAAACCATTTGAAAGAGAACGTCATAGCATATCCGGAAAAATTACCTAAAGAACTTGACTTACATCGATTTATAGACTATAATTTTATGTTTGAAAAAGTTTTTTTGGAGCCGTTGGGAGCTATTGTAAATACAATAGGTTGGTCTTTGGAAAAGCAAAATAGTTTAGAAGATTTTTTTGGTTGAGAGGTATAGTATGAGCTTAATGGACAAAATTAAAAAGAACAGCACTATTAAAGATATTTCTGTTCTTTCGAAATCTAAGTATTTCAACGAAAAGGACGTGATTCAAACGCAAATTCCAGCATTGAACATTGCTTTGTCTGGTAAAATTGATGGTGGGTTTGTTCCAGGTTTGACGCTTTGGTGTGGACCGTCAAAGCATTTTAAGAGTATGTTTTCTTTAATTATGGCAAAATCTTACATGGATAAGTATCCTGATGCTGTAATGGTTTTTTATGACTGTGAGTTCGGTACTCCCGCAAAATATTTTTCTTCCCTTAATATGGATACTAACAGAATCCTCCACGTTCCTATTATGGATATGGAAGAGTTTAAGTTTGATGTAATTAAACAGTTGGAAAACTTAGAAAGGGGTGAGAAGGCGATTTTTGTTATTGACTCTTTGGGTAATATGTCTAGCAAAAAAGAACTTGATGACGCTATTGAGGGTAAATCTGTGCAAGATATGAGCCGGGCAAAACAGATGAAGTCTATTTTTAGGATGATCACACCATACCTAAATCGCTTGGATATTCCTATGGTTGCTGTCAACCATATCTATATGGAACAAGGTTTGTATCCTAAAGCGATTGTTTCTGGCGGAACTGGAGTATACCTTTCTGCGGATAATATCTATATCTTGGGTCGCCAACAAGAAAAGGATGGTACGGAAATTTCTGGGTACAATTTTATTATTAATGTAGAAAAATCTAGATACGTTAAAGAAAAGTCAAGAATCCCTATCAGCGTTTCTTTTGATAGTGGCGTTAGTAAATGGTCCGGTTTGCTTGATCTTGCATTAGAATTAGGGTTTGTTATGAAACCTTCTAATGGTTGGTATTCTAAGGTAAACGTAGAAACAGGCGAAGTCGAAGATAAAAAATATAGGTTAAAAGACACAAACACAAAAGAGTTTTGGGAGCCTATTTTGGTTTCTCAAAGGTTTAAAGATGCTGTATATGATAATTATTCTATTTCCTCTAATTCCATTTTGGGTGATGAAGAAATACAAGAAGAATTTAATAAAGTTGAAGAAATGGAGGATGTAGAAAATGAATGAGTTGGAAGAAGGTGTTGATTTTGCGTTCGATCTCTCTGAAGGTTTGGGAAATAATGTAAAAATTACATTATTAAAAGGCGATTTTTCCGGTGTAGTTTATTCTTATGGGAAAGTTTCTGTTGAAGAAGATGAAGAGAACGATAAAGCGTATTTAAATTTCGATTTTGATATAGAAGATAATAATGATATAGAAGGTATAGAAAAAAATATAGATTTTAAAAATCATATCGGAGACGTACTAACTTCTATTGTATTATCGCAAGCCGTTAAAAGTGAAGGAGCTATATTTAATGAACCTGGAAACCTCGATACTTAAACATTTGATATATGACGAAGAATATACTCGTAAGGTTTTACCTTTTCTAAAAGAAGATTATTTTGGAGACAGAATAGAAAAATTAATATTCAATGAAATCGGTAGTTATATTGCAAAATATAATACGAACCCTACATATGAATCTTTAATAATTCAATTAAATGAAAAGAGTATTTCTGAAGAAGAATATAAAAGTAGCGTTGAGGTATTAACAGAAATTCAAAAATCGAAAGATGAATTGTCTAAGTTGGATTGGTTAACTGACAAGACTGAAAAGTTTTGTCAGGATCAAGCGATTTATAATGGAGTAAAAGAATCAATTCAAATATTGGATGGGAAAAATAAAACTCACGATAAAGGTGCAATACCAGACATTTTGTCAAAAGCGTTAGCAGTAAGTTTCGATAATAGTGTTGGTCACGATTATATAGACGATTATAACAGTAGGTATGACTTTTACCATAAAGTAGAAGAAAGAATACCATTCGATTTGGAATATTTTAATAAAATAACTAAAGGTGGTTTGCCAAAAAAGAGTATTTCTATTATTCTTGCTGGTCCTGGCGCTGGTAAATCTCTATTTATGTGTCACCACGCTTCTAGTTGTTTGGTTCAGGGTAAGAATGTTTTGTACATTACCCTTGAAATGGCAGAAGAAAGAATAGCAGAAAGGATTGACGCCAACCTATTAAATGTTACTGTTGACGACTTAGAAAAGTTGTCTCGAGAAGAATATGAAAGAAAAATTGGAAAATTGAAAAATAAAGTTGTTGGTAAACTAATCATTAAAGAATATCCAACAGCTTCCGCTTCTGTCGTACATTTTAGGACTTTGTTGAACGAATTAAACTTAAAAAAGAATTTTAAACCAGATATCATATTCATTGATTATATGAATATTTGTACTTCTTCTAGAATCAAAGTTAGTTCAAATGTAAATTCCTATACCTTGGTTAAAAGTATAGCAGAAGAAATTCGCGGTTTGGCTGTGGAATTTAACGTTCCTATTTTAACTGCTTCTCAGTTAACAAGATTTGGCGCTTCTAGTTCTGATCCTAACATGGAAGACGTTTCTGAGAGTTTTGGTACTGCAGCAACTGCCGATATGATGTTCGCCTTAATTTCTACTGAAGAATTAGAAGCTTTGGGGCAAATTATGGTTAAGCAAATAAAGAACAGATATTATGACCCAACAAAAAACAAACGGTTTGTTGTGGGTATTGATCGTGGTAAAATGAAACTCTTTGACGCAGAACAATCTGCTCAAATGGGGATTGTAGATTCAGGACAACCACCTCAAAACTTTTCTAGTCCCAAGAAGTCGTTTGAAGGTTTCAAGATTTGACTTTTTGCAAGGTTCAAGGTAAAATATTACTTTGAACCTTTTTCGTTTTATGATTGTAAATTTGAATATTCTTGAAGAGTTGAAAACTCTTTCTTTATCTGGGACGCACCCAAAAGTTTGGATCGCCGCCGCTCTCGTCCATAGAAATAAAATTATTTCTTATGGTGTAAATCAAATGAAAACCCACCCATACCAAAGAAAATATGGTAGGAATAGTGAAGCGATTTATTGGCACGCAGAAACTTCTGCTATATATATTGCTTCGGTTAGGTTGGGTTTCGCAAAATTCAAAAATTCTACCCTATATATTTCTAGGTTGAAATACGATTCTCCAGATAAAGAAAATTTAGTTTCTGGTATAGCAAAGCCTTGCGATGGTTGTATGAGATGTATAAACGATTATGGTATAAAAAATGTAATTTATACCTTAGATAAAACTGATGCCAGCGAAAATTTTGGGATAATAACATTATGATTCAAAAAAAAGTTACAACAATTATTCCAACAACAGGTTCGGACACATTAAAGCAATGTATTGAATCTGTATTGGATCAAACGTACCCCACACAAGCATATATTGTAGTTGATGGATTTAACTATAAAGAAAAGGTGGGTGACGTACTATATAACATTAATACAGAAAATAAAAGGGTGGTTGTTCTTAATATACCAGAAAATGTGGGGGCAAATGGGTTCTATGGTCATAGGGTATACGCCTCAATTCCACATTTGGTAAACGCAGAATACGTTTTATTCCTAGACCAAGATTGTTGGTATAGGAGTGACCATGTAGAAAATATGGTTAAAACCATAGAGCAAAATAATTACGATTGGTGTTATAGTTTAAGAAATATTACTGATAAAGAAGGAAACTTTTTATGTAGAGATGATTGTGAAAGTTTGGGTAAATGGAACCCGGTGATGCAATATAATCATGTTGATACGAATTGTTATTGTATAAAAACTAATATATTAACTAGGATATGTCAGGTTTGGCACGGTGGGTGGGGAACAGATAGAGTTTTTTATTCTGCGCTATCCCAACATTTTCCAGAATTTGGTTGTTCTGGTAAATATACAGTTAACTACAGAACGGGGGGAAATGAGGGGTCTGTGCGAGGAGATTTCTTTAAACAGTGGAATAATGTGGTATTAGATCAATTTAATAAAGAATTGCCATGGAGTAAAGAATGAAAGTTGTTATTGATGGAAAAATAGACCATTTTGTTTGTAAAGGTCTAGACAAGGGTATGACTATAGAAGGAAATTTCAATGCGACTGATTCTTATCATTCTTTTGAAGAATTATACGCTCATAGAATTTTACTTTTTATCGCCTTGATGAAAGGTAGTCCAGAATTATCTTGGAAATCTAGGCTCCATAACGACGGAACATCTTATGACGGTTGGTTTATTGCTGGTATGCATTTACCTTCAGGAGATATCACATATCATGTATCCGATAAATTTTGGGGTATGTTAGAAAATATAAATACGCTAGAAAAATCCCCTCCTTGGGACGGGCATACGAGCGAAGAAGTGATTAGACGTTTGAATAATTATGTTATTACATTATAGGGTTGTATTATGAAAAATTTATTGATTGGGGTATTTTCAAATTATAATTGGAAAATTATTGAACCTTGGGTCGTTTCTGCAAAGAGAAATATTAAAAACGCAGATATTGTTTTGATTGTATTAAATTCGGATTTTGATACTATTGATAAGATTACTGAACATGAAGTAAATGTCATTATTTGCAACGCAGATGAAGAAAAACGGATAGTATATAACACTTCAAATTTCGCCCCCCATATAGAACGTTTTGTTCACCTTTATAATTACCTAAAAGAAGTTCATCAAAATTATAAATACGTTTTCACCACGGACGTAAGAGACGTTATTTTTCAAAATGACCCATTCGAATGGATGGAAAACAATCTTGGGGATAAAAAGGTGCTTTGTACTTCTGAAGCATTAAAGTATGTTGACGAACCTTGGGGAAATGAAAATCTAATGCAAACGTATGGGGCGTTTGTACACGATAAGTTCAAAGATAAAGAAATCTTTAATGTTGGTATTCTTGGTGGTGAGTCAGAATATATTAAAGACCTTTGTTTAAATTTATTTTTAAATTGCGTTAATAGACCAATCCCTATTGTAGATCAAGCGGTTTTTAACGTAACTGTAAACACTAAACCGTATTCAGACATTTTCAAGTTCTGTAGGTTATCTGACGGTTTTGCCGTAAACGCCGGAACAACCAACGACCCTTCAAAAATCGACTCTTTTAAGCCAAAATTGTTAGAAGAATCGGCGAAATTTGATGGAGAAATCGTTTCTAATTCTGATAACGTTCCGTTTGTAATTGTTCACCAATATGATAGGGTTCCTGAATGGAATGAAGTTTTAGATGCTAAATATAGAGGAGAAGCATAATGAGTGATGAAATTGTATTCAATACAGGAGTTGTCTCCTATGGACAAAATAAACCAACACACCAATTCAAATGTTCTGGATTTGGGTTATTAGAGCTTCTAGAAAATAAAGGGGAAATTGTTGGTTTAGAAATAGGTTGTGATGTTGGAGATACCGCATTCTTCCTTTTAGAAAATAATCCAAATTTAGTATTGCATTCTATTGACCCATATATTGATTATGTTGATTGGAATGGAAATTCTCTAAAATCTAGAGACGAAATGTATTACTCTGTTTTAAATAGAATGGAAAAGTTCGGCGAAAGGTTTATTTTACACAGAACAACTTCTGATGAAAAGTTTGTAGACTTTGGCGATAAAACGTTCGATTTCGTTTTCATTGACGGGTTGCACACATACGAACAATTATCTAAAGATTGTTTAAATTATTATTCTAAAGTTAAAGATAACGGCATTTTTTCTGGACACGATTTCCAAACCATTTCTGGAGTTAATAAGGCTGCGACAGAATTTGCTGAAAAATGTAAAAAAGGTATTCTACTTACGGAATGTGATGTATGGTATTGGTATAAGTAGACCAAATGAAAAACTGTATAATTTTCTCTGGACAATATAGAACTTTTGGTAAAACAAAAGAAAATATTAAACAATTTATCGCTTTAAATGATTTAGACGTATATTGTCATTTATGGTCTGTTGACGAAAGCGAAATTAATGATATTATTGAAAATCTTCAACCCAAAAAAATATTAGTTGAAGATTTTGATTGTTATAAGCCATATTTTGAATCTATAGAGTCCAGTATAAGGTTTACAAACCCAAAACCTTCTACTATGGATATTTTATCCAATCACGCATCAATGAATTTTGGAAGAAAACAAGCCTTAGACCTTATTGAAGAAGAATACGATAATTTCATATATTGTAGATACGATATAGATTTTTTTAATGTATTCAAAATAATATCTTTGTCTGATGTTATATCTGTTCCATTTGAAGAGTCTTACAATTTAATTTCTGATATTTTTTGCATATCTCCATTTAAGTACGCAAAACATTATTTTTTGTTTGACCATTTTCAGAAAATTCATTCTTCAGATTTTGAAGAAGGGTTTTTGTATTACCTCGATAAAATTAAACAATACGGATCGGAAAATATAAGGATACATAGAGAAGAAAGGTACTGCCCGCACATGTTGTTATTAAGAAATCTATATAATAACGGAGTTCCGTTTAACTTATATAATTTTCCAGTGAGGCTTTATAAATGAAAATTGCTTTATGTTTGTCGGGACAACCTAGAGGGTTGTCCAAGGCGTTTCATTATTACAAAACCAATTTGTTGGATTTTTATGACGTTGACGTATTTTGTCATTCTTGGAATTCTGAACTTAACCATAAAATACTAAACCTTTACAAACCAAAATCTTATATATTTGAAGACCCCAAGTTCTCAGAACAAGAAGATAAAAAGTATACAAATACTCCTGACGCTTCTAAATGGCCACCAAGATTTACTCTTTCGGCGTTTTATTCAATAAATGAATCTAAAAAATTGTTTCAAGAATTTGGGGTTAATTACGATTTCGTAATAAGGACCAGATACGATTATGCTCTTAATGTAAAAATAGCCTTTGAGAAAATGCATACCAATAAACTTTACATTCCTAATTGTAGAATGGTTCCAGAAAGAAATTTTGGAAACGACCAATTTGCCTTTTCTTCTGCGGAAAATATGATTAAATACATGTCCACATACGAAAATATTGATCAATATTATTCTCAAGGAACTCAAATGATTGGAGAAGAAATGTTAAAAGCAAACCTTATACATCACAATTTGGTTGGAGAAAACCTTGTATATGTTGATATGAATAACCCTTTTCCTCCTGGACCTCATAACGGCACTTGGCATTCTTTGATTAGAGAAGACTACGAGAAATGGGCTAAATGACTGTAATAAAGGCATTAAACGGGTTTTCTGGTAGTACGGTTTTGTTAATAGAAGAAAATTCTAAAACTTTTGTCCGAAAAATAGAAAATGTAGAAAGAAATTACGAAAGAATATCTCATTTAATTTCTTGCGGATTTAATATACCAAAAATTTATAATAAAGAAGGGAATGTTCTAGATATTGAATACATTCCTTCTTTGGATATGAAAACGTACCTTGAAAATAATTCTATCAATACCTTAATTTCCTTTTTAATAGAAACTTTAACTAAATTATCTTCCCAAAAAAATTTAGTAAATTACGAAAACATATATAAAGAAAAGCTGGAACAAATAGACTTCGACGAACTACCTTTTACTAAGAAAGACCTAATAGAAAAACTACCAAAAGAATTACATCAAAGTGATTATTTTGGAGATTTGACTTTAGAAAATATTCTATATGGTTCTGATAAAAAATTCTATTTAATAGATGCCGTTTCTATAGAATATGATTCTTACATTTTTGATATCGCTAAACTTAGGCAAGATTTAAAATGTAAATGGTTTCTACGAAACAGTAAAGTTTCTTTAGATGTAAAATTAAACAAAATAGAAAAAGAAATACTAAACAAGTTTCCAGAAGCGAATAATGATTATTTGCTAATATTAATGCTATTAAGAGTTTATAAACACGCTAAACCTAATAGTTTCGAAAAATTATTCTTGAAAAGAGAGATCAATAAATTATGGAAATAATCGTACCGGCAGCAGGTTTATCTTCAAGATTCCCTAATATGCGCCCAAAATATCTTCTTGCTGATTACAAGAAGAAAATAATGTTACAATCGGCAATAAACCCTTATTTGAATACTTGTAATATAACTATTGGTATATTGAAAGAGCACGAAGAAACGTATAACTCTACGAAACATATTAAGGCTTATCTTGGAGATAAAGTTAATATTGTTATATTAGATGAATTAACAAGAGGTCCAGCAGATACTGTCTATCAAATTATTAAAAAGTCTAATATTGATTTAAATTCTCCCATTCTTATAAAAGATTGTGATAGTTTTTTCGATCACGAACTCACTTTTGATAATTACGTTTGTGTTTCTAGAATATCAGAACATGAAGTATTAAAGAAATTATATTCTAAAAGTTTTACCATCTCTAACGATCAAGGCATAGTTCAGAACATCATTGAAAAGAAAGTTGTTTCTGACACGTTTTGTGTTGGAGGGTATGCATTTAAGTCTGCAAAACTCTTTTGCGATTCTTTTGAAAAGATTCAGATAAATTCAGAATTCTTCGTTTCTCATGTGATACAAAATTGTATTCAAGAAGGAGAAGTATTTTCCGAAAAGTCCATTTCCAATTATATTGACGTAGGGACTTCCAAAGATTGGTTTGAATATAACGATAGACCAGTTATATTTTGCGATATTGACGGGACTATAGTGAAAGCCCAATCTCATGGAGATTGGCATTTACAACCAACAATAATCGAAAATAATGTGAAACGGTTGTTGGAATTTTATAATAAGGGATCACAGTTTATATTTACAACAGCAAGACCAGAAATTGCCAAACAAGACACGGAAAAAATGTTAAAGAGTTTAGGGTTTAATGAGTTTCAATGTATCTATGGATTACAAAACGCTAGAAGATTATTAATTAATGACTATAACCACGCCAACCCATATCCAAGAGCAGAGGCGATTAACGTTTTCAGAGATGCCGATAATTTGGGAGACTACTTATAATGATCCCAGATAAAAATTTGTTTATAGTAAGTTCTTCATTAAAACCCAAAATTGGAATTTTTGATAATTCAACTAGGATAAACCAAACGCTAGAAACATTTAAGAGTATAAAAAGGGTTCCAAATTCTATAATCCTTTTTGCAGATTCTTCTTCAGATTCAATTACCCAAGAAGATTTAAAACCTTTTGAGGGATATATTGATATATTCTTAAATATCGGTCCGACAGAATTTGGAGATAAAGGGTTAAAAAGTCAAGCGGAAACGGTGTTGCTATTAAATACTTTATACCAATTCAAGCAAAATATTGAATTAATGAAGTTGTTCCATTCTGTCAAGCGAATTTTCAAATTAAGCGGAAGGTATAACCTTCAAAAAACGTTTGATATTAATGATTACGAAGGATTGTTTGGTAAATATGTTTTTAGAAAAAGAATTCCCTCTTGGTTACCAAAAGAAATTCAGAACGCTTCTGGAGCAACAGACTTGTTAATAACAAGATTATTTTCGTTTTGTCCTTCTTTATTAGATGACTATTTAATCACATTACAAAAAAATTTTGAATTGTTAAATAAAGGAATTGATACTGAGCACGCACATTTT